CTGGAAAACCTCCAGTTCAACGAAAATCCCTTCTATTAACAACTACAATGTATCATAGTAACCCCAACTTAAGATACCGATTCACGGTAGCTGACTCTCTTCTCAAGAAGCAGAAAGTAGCAAGCCTGAAACCGTCAACCAGAAAGATCGAATACACTCTCCGAGAGCGTATCGTCTATTATGCGATGAAGCGTTTCATTGATCGTCAAACGATCAAGGCAACCGTCGAAGGCAAACGTCGAAGCGAAACTAACGACGAGCGACTAATTGATGACTTCATGGAGTTTGAACAACCTGTTCACCCAATTCCAAGAGATAAACACTATCTCAGAGCCCTCAAAGTCACTGAACGTATATTTCGACCGAAGCGTAAGCTCTACCCCATATCCTTTCCGGATTTGAGGTACTATCCCTGGCATCTCTCAACTTCAGCCGAAGCTCCCTTTACAACGGAAGCTAAATGGACTGACCTGCTGCGACAAAAGCAAGCAGAAGGAGACATCACTGATGGAAGAGCAAGCTTTCACAATCTCTACAATGAGATATTCGGACTTAACCGTCTCTTAATCCACAAGATTAAAGACAAGGAACCTGAATTTTGGAATCCTGACGGATCACCAAAACCATACTATTATACTACACTACACGCACGAGCGCATGTTGTGGGAAACGAAGAACCTGACAAGATCAGAGCTGTCTTTGGTGTCCCGAAGCTATTACTAATGGCTGAAAACATGTTCATCTGGCCTCTTCAAACTAACTACCTCAACGATAACTCTGGTGACACACCAATGTTATGGGGAAGTGAGATTATGAAAGGTGGATGGAAGAAACTCTGGCGTAAAGTCTATAACGGTAGAGCTGTTAACACAGTCCTTTCTCTCGATTGGTCTGCGTTTGACAAACGTGCACAGCACGAGCTCATCGACGATATTCACGCAATGTGGAAAAACTGGTTTGATTTCACTCAATACCAATCAACGTCGTACTACCCTGATTCAACTGCTAACCCCGAAAGAATTAACAACCTTTGGACGTGGATGACCGACATGGTCAAACACTACCCTATCTGTCTACCTGACGGAAGAGTTTATTCTTGGGAACGTAATGGCATAGCCTCTGGCTTCCAACAAACCCAATTACTTGACAGTTTCGTCAACTCCGTAATGATCCTAACTATTCTTAGTAGGGCAGGAATTGACATTGAATCCAAACACTTCTTCATGAAGGTACAAGGTGATGACTCACTTATTACTTTTGCAGAAAGAGTGTTTGAACAACATGGACCCGAATTTCTTGACTACATAGCAGAGCTAGCGCTTGAATACTTCAACGCTAAGTTATCAGCTAAAAAGTCTGGAATTTCTAAAGACCTCAATCACGTACACGTTCTTGGATACAAGAATGTTTGTGGACTACCATACCGAACGGCCGAAGATCTATTGGCTCATCTCTACTTTCCAGAGCATGAACAAGGACTTCCCGAACTAGCAGCAACAGCTGTTGGTATCGCAATGGCATCCTTAGGATGTTCCCTCCCCGTTTATCACGTATGCAAGGATATTTATTATCACTTGGTTCACCAATTGAAGGTAACCCCCAGAAAAGAAGCACTTCGCTGGATGGTTCGCGCACATATTATAGAAGATCTAGAACTACTCGATCTTACAATATTCCCATCTTTTGAACAGATCACTTCTCTAGCTTATCAACTAGAAGGACGATCTTTCAGAGCACAGCAAAAACTGTGGCCGACCAACCCAATCTCAGCAAATGGATT